ATGAATAAGTACGATATTGAAAATAGAGGTATTACTATCTTAGCAGATGGTGATGATAAAATAACTCAGTAACTCTCCGGTAGTTCGAGATATTATTCGTATATTAAGGTATAATAATTAATAAAAATAAAGGTTATGGATTTAAATTCAATGTCAATTACAGAGTTAAGAGAGTTAAGAACTAGGGTCAATATTATGATTGATGCCAAGGGTATGATGAATTCTACAAAGTTAATGATAGGAGATGGTGTGATGGTAGATCATAAGAAGCTATCTGGACAGGTATGTAAGGTGGTAAAGATCAATAGAACTAAGGTTGTGGTTGATAGCCGTACAATAGGTAAGGTATCAGTACCCATGTCAATGATAGTCCCTATATAATGGTAAGAAATATGAAGTATTTACTTTTAGTAGTTGTATCGTTTTTTCTTATAGGATGTACTCCGGAAGATATATATCCGGATACATGTCCTGGAGGGTGTGATGCACAGATCATTTTTAGTCAAACTAAAGATATAAATGGTTATTACCATGTTCCGTTAGATTGGACGGGTGAGTATCTGCCTTACTTTTTTGTAGATGTTGTTGCATCTAAAGTTGATGACTTATACAGGTATAACGAAGAGTCGGTTGTAGAGGCTAGATTCGATAGTGATACTAGTTGGAAGATAGGTGATAGCTTAGTAATTAAGCAAGCCTATTATACTCCTTTTGGTAATTACACATCTACAGGCTTACCGTTACCGGCAGGGTGGACAGACGTCACCTTGACTCAGTACGAAGGCGAGGTTATTAATATAGCACAGCCAACAGGCTTATACTTTAATGATAGTTCCGGAGAACTAAGAACAAGACGTTACTTAGGTCCATTTATTCCAGAAATGATAGGTGATACTATTAACGTATATATGAGAGTTTATTGGGAAGCAGGAGACCACTCTACACTAAAAGATACTTATATTGAAAAATTTATTGTAGAATAGTTGCCATTCTGCTCTAGAAGTATTATCTTAAAGATATATTAAATAGTATATAAGATATAATAATATAAATAATAAACTTAATAAGTAATATAAATATATAAGTATATAAATATATATAGTATATAATAATAATTAAATAAATAACTAATATATGTCTTTAACAGCAGAAAAAATAGCCTCAAACTATGAAAAGCATTTAAAAATTGTAGATACCTACATTACCGATCGTAAAGATCAAGTGCTAGCCTTACTTTCTTCTTTAGAAGATAATTATGTAATGGCACCTGCTAGTGGAAAGTCTTGGTACCACAATGCTTTTGCAGGAGGATACGTAGACCATGTTAATAGAGTTGTACAGTATGCAGTTAAACAGTCTAGAATGTATGAGGATATGGGAGGAACTGTTGACTATACCGAAGAAGAATTAGTTTTTGCAGCTTTATTTCATGACCTAGGTAAAATAGGAGATGGAATAGCACCAAATTATATACCTCAGACTGATAAATGGAGACAGGATAAACTATCAGAGATGTATACTAACAACTCAGATTTAGATTTTATGTTAATTCCAGATAGATCTTTATATATTTTACAGAATAACGGCATAAAAGTTACACAAAAGGAGTTTTTAGCTATCAGATGTCACGATGGAGTGTTTGATGAAGCAAATAAAGCTTATTTCTTTAGTTATCAAGAAGGATCTAGACAAAAGACATCTATTATATCAGTTTTACATACAGCAGACTTTTTAGCTTCTAAAGTAGAATATGATATGTGGAAGAGAGAGGGAGGAACTTCTGTTCCTAAATCTAAAAAAGTTACATCCTCTACAGGAAGACCTGTTAAATCTTCAGAGGGTTTAAATAATATGTTAAAAAATCTATAATTTACTATGACTATTACAACTTTATATATAATTTCCGGAGTTTTAGTTGCCTTTATACTATTTTTAGTTTATATTGTATATAATCTACTAATGAAGGTAGAGAAGTATGAAGATGTAACCGTAGATCAAACAAAATATTTACAAAGAGTCTCGGAGTTAATAAGAGATTCGAAAATGCACCTACAAAAGCTTGATGAGAAAGGGGTTTTTCAAAGCGATGATGAGGTCGGTTATTTTTTTAATACAATGAAGAAAATACAAGACGAGCTCAATACATACATGCTCCCCGAAAATTATGGCAAGAAAGAAAGCGAAAGCTAATTATTTTACTTCTGAAACAGAAGAATATATAAAAAAATATAACGTATCGACAGACCACGTCTATCGAGCTAAGATATTTACAGATCACATTTACCTCCCTTTTTATAAACTAGCAGAGAATATTATACATACTTTTAAGTTCTACTATACAGATGTAGAGAAGATAGAAGACTTAAAGCATGAATTAGTTTCTGTTCTACTAGAAGAGAAGATTATGAAATTTGACCCGGATAATGGTGCTAAAGCATATTCGTATTTCGGAACAATTGTAAAAAGGTGGCTAATTAATTACAACAATAAGAACTATAAGTCCTTAAAGCAGTTCGGATCATTCTCAGATTTTGAAGATAGTTACTTAGATGGAGGAGAAGTTAAAATCTCCGAAGGTATAACGCTTTCAGATTTTATGAATAAGTGGGTTGACCAGTGCTATGAGAATTTAGAAGAGATGTTTAAGAAAGAGAATGAAATTAAAATAGCAGATGCTGTATTAACTCTATTCAGAACAAGAACAGATCTAGAGATTTTTAAAAAGAAAGCTCTTTACATATACATTAGAGAGATGACTGATTGTGATACACCCAACTTAACTAAGGTAGTTACAGTACTCAAAGAGGACTTTAAAGGAAAGTACCAAAAGCTATATGACCAAGGTTTAATCTCAAATAAAGCTTTGTAAACTATTTATAATAAAAATATAGTAACATGAGTTTAGATAAAGAAATATTTAAAGGTAAAACTCTGTCTGATCTTTTTGGTGAAATATACGATAACTCAAAGGAAACAAAAGGCCAGGTTAAATCTTTAATCAACGAACTAAAGCCACTTATAGAAAACATAGGTGATGCTACTCTTATTGTACCTATGATTAAAGAGTACATGGATATCGGAGTTAGAAACGACGATGCATTAATTAAACTAGCCACAATCATTCAACGTTTAGAAGCTACTATAGCTAAAGGAGAAGGAGGAGACTTTGATTTTGGAGACTTACAGGATCTATTAGAGGAATCTGTTGAAACCGATAAAGAGTTAGAAGCTGCTAAAGCTGCTAAATTAGATAAAGAAGATCTAGAAGAAGATGTTTAAAAGAAGTTCAACAGGTTCTGGCGGAGGGCAATCATCCGGTAAAGCATCAGGAGCACGGTTTGGCCGTGTAATTGACGTAATATTAGATGCGTTTCATCCCGAATACGAAAACCAAGGATCTAGTGATGCACTTAATGGAATCTTCTACAGGTTACTAGGGGAGGATAGAATAGAAGATGAAGATACTACCTTTAGCTTTGCTGCTTGTGGTATTTCTGAGTTTAAAAAGATACCACTTAAGAATGAAATTATAAGGTTAGAGCAACTACCAATTGGTAATTCAGGTGGACCCTCTGATACTAAAACATACTGGACCGCTGTAGTAGGTGTTTGGAACTCTCCACACCACAATGCTAAGCCAGATACAGTTCAAAATGAGGAAGGCTCAGAGGTAGACTTAGGAGAATACTTTGCTGAATCAGATAAAATACCCCCTATCCAAACATTTCCAGGAGATGTTATAATGGAATCTAGATGGGGATCTTCTCTTAGATTAGGAGGTTCAAAGTTTGACTCTAATGAGTTTACTGACGACAGTAACGACGGATTACCTTATGTAATACTAAGTAATGGATGGGATGAACCAGAGAACGGAGTAGACCCAGTAATAGAGAGTATAGATAAAGACCCTAATACAATAGCAATGGGAGCAGATCACACATTTGCTCTGACCCAAGCTAATGATAAGCGTGATGCTTTTGAAGAAGAACCAGATAAAGCGGACACGTTTAAGGGTAATCAAGTAATAATTAATGCCGGTAGGTTATTTTTTAACGCTAAAGAGGAAGGAGTTTTTCTTTCTGCAGTCGGAGGAATAGGTTTAAACGGAAAGCATGTTGGAATAGATGGAGAAGATTATATAGGATTAGACGCTAAGAAGATATATTTAGGAACTGATGCTTTTAAAGAAAAAGAACCTGTACTATTAGGGCAAACATCTACAGACTGGTTAGATGATTTTATATCCCAATTTGAAACGGTAGTAAAAGGATTAGCAACACTACCTCCAGCACCACCAGCAGCAGTCGCTAAATTAATCGCAACCGGTAACTCAGTACTACCTTTAATACCAGCACTTAAAAGTTTACTAAAAAACCTACATTCTAAAAAAACATTTGTTGAATAATGCCATACGTTAATATACCAGAGTCGAAACTAGCCGGTGGAATTGCCTTAATTGTAGGTAAACTCCAAGGCACCGCTTTAGCCGGTATATTAAAACTTGCTACTAATATAGTTAATAAGCTAAATAGAAAAGGCTGTCCTACTAGAGATGAAATGACTAGAACAAGAGGGAAGTTAAATCAAGCTCTCTCTACACTTAAGAAAGCTACTAGCGCTATAAATAAATTTAAATCAATACCAGCTAAACTAAAAGGGCCATTAAGTGGTTTAAAAGCTGCGTATAAGTTAATATTAGCTATACCATTACCGCAAGGTATAGGTATACCTCCAGGCCCAGCGGGGGGTCTTATAATAGGTCTACCAGTCAATGTAACAACCAAGTACGCAGATACAATGCACCTAGTAAAGGAGTTTATATCTCAAATCTCTGAACAAGTTGAAGGTATTACAGCAGCATTAGAAGTACCAATGGGAGCCCTTAAGTCACTTGATAGAAATCTAGCATCAGCAGATGCAGTATGTAAATCATGTGAGGTAGAAATAGCTTTAAGGGAGCAAATGGCAAAAGGAAATTTAGACGGTAAAGAATTAGCTGATTTAGGGCTCTATAATGAAGATGATGATGAACTAATTTTCTCTACATTAGGTCCAAGATTACTAGCTGGAGTATCAAACGACGATATAGATATAGGACAAAACAAAAACTCTTCTGCTAATAAATCAATATCAGATAAGAACAAAAGAGGTAACTGGGTAGGTGCCCCAGATCATGCAGGACAAGAGTACTGTAATGGAGATGTTGTTTTATTTAAAGAAACATTATGGGTTAATAATGGATCCGGCTGTGCTAACCCAGACACTAACGGTAAGAGAGAAAACGGACCACCCGGAATAGGTCCTTGGATAAAGTTAGAGGACTCTGTAAGTCAAGCAAACTCAATTCTATTAAACAGTTTACGAGGATTGCAAGATAGTAATATAGATGATAATACCAAGAAAGAAATAAAAGACTTTATAAACACCTTTAAAACACTCGGAGAAAAAGATAGTTTAAGTAATGCAGACTACTACCACTCTGGACCAAATGGTGAAATATACTTATTAGAAATACAAGAAGACCCAAACTCACCACCTATAGCTCCCCGACGCTTTGCAGTAGCAAAAGATAAAGAGGGAGTAGTGGTACTAAAGGGGTTAAAATCCTTCGCTTCTGAGCCGGAAGTGCTTTTAGCGGAAATTAAATTCAGAATAGACAATCAACTTCCAT